GGCTGCTGAGGATGTGGGGTTCGCATTTCTTGATTTATTAAGTCAATAAATGCGGAATATGCCCTCTGTACTTCACCTACCATTCTAAACGGAAAACCAGAAAGCATCGCTGCAATTTCGTCGTCAGTTTTCGAAGGAAATAAGTACTTCAGTGCTTCTATACTATCAACCCCCAATTCTTGAAGGTTTCTAGTAAAGATGGATTGATTAAGTTTATCCTGAGCTGTATCTTCATAAACAGGACCCATCCATCTCCAAAGAACTGTTCTGTCTCCATCAGGTGCTAGTCCTAATACACCATCAGGAATTTCTCTTGTTTCTACTGCAGTATCAATAGCCTGTTGAAGTTTTTGTTCATATTTAATTTTTTGCTTTTCATACTTTTCTAAGGCTTTAGGATCTTCAGTATTTTCTGGTAATTCAGGATATTTTATTCCTGAAGCAAACGCTAAGGATTTTCTAAAAATTTGTTCTTCTTGGAAAATAATTAATTCAAAAACTTTACAAATTCCATACTGATAAATCTGTAGACATTTTTTCTTTGCAGTAGCACTTACACGACCATAAGCTGATTTAATTTCTGTAGCAGTTACGTTTGTGATACTTAGATCATCTATACCTCCAAGAGCTAATCTAATCTCACTTCTTAGTTGTTCAGAAAATCTAGCTTGATCAGAACTAACAGCATTTGGAGTTATAAAACCTACTCTGTCAGATGGTTCTAAATTAGCAATAACTCTAGGAACTCTCATTCCACTACCTGGCCTTCCTGCATAACCTGGCTGCTGTCTTGTTATTGGATCTTGTTTATATGTTGAACTAAATAAATCAACATTAGAAGCAAAACCTGATTGACTGGATATACTTGGCCTTTGTGCTGTTTCAGAATCACTTTCTACAATATCCTGTTTTGGTCTAGATGATAGAAGAGTTGGATTACCAAAGAATGATAAGTTTGCTCTTATATTCTTGACCATTTCATCATGAGCAGAAATCTGATTAGCAATAAAATCAAATTCACCTGAACCATCTGTACCAAATGCATCAGGATTATTAAATACTTCAACACATGGAATAAACTCCATAGTATTTTCTACAATTTTTTTATCAAAAGTCGCAAAATTTGTATTTTCTTGATCAAAAGTTATTTCTTGTTCTGCATGATATTCTTCTATTTCTGTAGCAGTAATTTTTAATCTCATATATCTTTTATCAGTATTTAAACCAACTCCAGCAAAACCTTTCGAGGATCTAACCTTATATGGATAAATAATGATTACTTCTTCTAGTTCTCCTTCAGGTGAATAATATGTTCTATAAGAATCTTTATTAAACCAATAAATTCTGTAAGATTTTTTAGTAGGTCTTATATAAAATAAACCTTTTCCATAGGCTAAAAATCTATCCCATATTGCATCTAGTCTTGCATCTAATTGATTAAATTTTATAACTTGCTGAATGAAATCAAATCTTTGTGTTCCAAAATTATCTTGTTGTGGATAAAATTCAACTCCCTGCCTTATACCAAACATTTTCATTTGAGATAAGTGAGAACTAATCAGCATTGTGTCTGCTGTTCCTTTACCATCACGATTAATGACGGATTTAATCATTTCATCTAGAACAGCTTTACTATTACTCTCCATTAATTAGATCCCTTTGTTATTGGTCAATGACATAACCAGCATGTAAACGCTTTAAAGTAATTACATCTCCTTCAACTTCAACATCAAATCTTTCATTTGGTTGAAGTGCCATGTCGTGGCATAGCTCATCAGGTAACGAAATCACAGCTGAACCATAAGCATCTTGCTCAAGTTCAAGTTTGTAAAATGAAGGTTCTGGCATTGTTAATACTTCTAGTTTAAATCCTCAATACTCTAACTCAAGTTTTCCACGAGTCATTAACCCATTACATAGCCAAACTAGAGCATCTACGCAATCATCATGTGAGCTAACACCAAAATTTACTATCTCATCTGTTAATGCTCCAAACTTCCGATATTTATTAAAAATAATTTTTCTTTGTTCAAAAAGTCCCATTATTCCACGAAATCTTGCAACTTTGTCTCCACGAAATCCTTTTACTGGATGCCAAATTAAATTATACAAACCTTGCTCTGTTTGACATATTCTTTTAAAGTCTGCCTCTAGAGAAGCTTGATATGCAACTGCTTCAGACCATACATGTAAAGAAGTACCTGTAGGAAAATAATTTTTACCATCTTTCATGATCACTCCCCACTCCTCCATCATTTCCATTAAAAGTTCTAATTTTTCTAAATTTCCCATCACCCTAACTCTTTTGCAATCAATAATATGAATTTTATCTTTTACTCGACCACCCATAACAAAAACCGTGTAATCATTTCTTTCTCTAACTCCAGCTGATAAATCAACACCAACTCCTAAAGCATCAAAATCAGTAGATATATTTCCTTTAACAATTAAATCTGGAGACAAAGATAATTCACTAGTCTGTACAACTTGATTCTGATATTGATAACTAAACGCTATCGGAGCTATTCTTCTTCTTTGACTTAAATAATCTAAAGACCACATGTCAGGCCAGTAAGACATTTCCTCGCCTTCTTTATCTACTGTTATTGCAGATTGTACTATTTGTTTCCAACCATTTGCTGGTAGAAAAGTTCTACTGTGAATATCATCATGTCTAAATCTAGTTCCTAAACAAATAGCTCTAGCACCTTCAAACATAGTAGGAACAATAACTGCGTTCCAGTTATCTTCCATAGCTTGTCGAATATCTTTGTTTTTAATATCATCAGCACTTTTGATAGCGTCATCAATTATGCAGAGATGAGATCTTTTAGATGTAACAGCACCTTTTAATCCTGCACAACAAACACTAAACTCTTCTTCACCAGTAGATTTTATTCCTGCAAACTTCCAATCTATGCTCCAATATTCATTAGAATTAATTCCTTTAGCAATCTTTACTGTAGGAAAAATTTCTTTATAAATTTTACTTTCTTCTATAATTCTTTTTATTGCTGCACTCTTTGGTCTAGCAACATCAACAGTGTAAGAAATATATAAAATTTTCAAAGGCATTTTTTTTAAAGCATGTATGCCGATAGCCCATGCTGTATATAAACCTAATACGGTAGATTTAGCAGATCCTCTAGGAGCCAATATGTCAACATTAGGACCAGCAATACCCTTAAGACATTCACTATCATCTCCTGTACATAAAAATTTATGCCACTCAAGGTGGTGTTTCGCAGGAGGTTTTCCCCCTACAACATCGCAAAAATATGCAAAATTTTTTCTAGCCCTTTCTACATCAACATTAGAAGTTTTCTTAACTACTTGTTGTTTTGCAGCTGCTCTTGCTGTGCGTCTATAAACGCTGTAGATACTTGTGCCTGCCATAAATGTAGCTTAGCGTACTTTTGCTTAAGATTCTTCTTGAAGAATTTTTGTCCAAACTCCCATTGATGCTTCTTGTAAAGGTCCTTCAATAGGATCATCTCTAAAGATAGATAACATTTCACGTAGTGCTCTATCTGCACCAGCCAAAATTAATCCTTGTTTATCTTGTAAAATCTTTTTATCCTCTATTTGTTTTATAGCTCCACGTAATTCTTTTTGAAGCATTGCTATTCTCGCTGCACCCATATCTTGTTTTACAAGACCCATATCAATTGCATCACGTAATTTATTTATATCAATCTGCATATTATCTATTTCAGCTTCTAAAACTACATTAAAATTTCGTTTTTTAAATTCTTTTGTAGACCACTCGTTGCATTCCACAACTGTCCCTTGAAAACCTAGAAAACGGGAAAATAAATATATCTGTATTGGAGAACTGGCTTTTTTACAAAATTCAAGAAAGGATTCACGATCTTTGTTAGTTAAAGTCTGAATCCATTTCTTCATGTTCTATATTGGCTTTGTGCTTGCTCGAAGTCCCTATTCTCTTTATAGCGTCTAAACATCTCTTTCTGCAAGTCTGTTGTTCTTTGTTCTCTTGCAGTAGTGCCTACTGTCTTTCTTTGCTCTGTGCCTGTTTCTCTTGTTAATGCTCTATCCTGTTCTCCTGCAGTTTCTAATCCTCTTCTATATTGAAGACCAGTTTCTCCTATTTCAGCACGACGCTCCTGACCTGTAACTCTTGCAGTAGCACGAGTATCTTCACCTAGCTTGTCTATAGTTAGACGTTGTTCTGCAGAAGCAGCTTGACCACGTCTAATATCTTGACCAGCAAAGAACTCTGCATTAGTTCTATCTAATTGAGCACCAAGTTCCATATTCAACCTTTGTTGCTTTCCACTTACTTCGTTTAAGGCTGACTGACTAGCAAGAGCCTGAGTAGGAACCTGCGTAGTAGGAGCTGGTGGTGGAGCAGCTGGTGGATATATTATCTGTGGTGGTGGTGGGGATCCTCCTCCCATCATGATGGTTTACCTCTCAATACTCTTTTAGTTTAAATTAGCCAAATCGACGTTGCATGCCAAGACTTGCAAATCTGGTTGCAGCATCTTGTTGATCAGCTGCAGCCCTAGCCCTCTCTGCTTCGGCAGAGGAAGCTGTAGCAGCCTGAGCTTGTTTTGATAACATTATATTTTGAATATTTGATGGCATTGCTTCTTTTGCAGCTCTGATTCTTAATCCTCTCTGTGCAGCAGCTTCTGCAGCTCTATTAGCAAAAGCCTGTCTTATAGGCTCTGTAGCCATGTAATTAAGTTGAGCATCTATAGCAGCATCTCTTCTAAGTTTTCTATTTAAACCTGAAATTCTATCAAAATTCTTTTCATAAAAATCTAAACGCTCTTCAGCATCATCAAATGGTCCTTTATTAGCATCTTCTTCAACTTTTTTCTGTTCTTTCAACACGTCTAACTCTGATTTTGATAATTTAAAATCTTCTGCTTTACCACCTAATTTTGATACTATATTTTGATCATATAAACCTAAAAACCCACCACCTCTTTTGTCAAAGTCTGTGAGGTTCATAGTAAGAAGATCTCCTACCCCTGCAGTAAATCTTCCTATATTTTTTGGTCTATATTTAGATACAAGTTTTCCATCAACTAGTTCTGTTTCACCAAGAGGATCACCAACTAAAAACTGTGCAAATCTATTTCCTTTTTCAAGTTCTGGTTTTACAGCTAATCTACCACCACTACCACCTAACAATTCAAGTTGTTTTTCGTAAGTAATTTGATTTTTCTTCGCAAGTTCCTTTACTGTTGAAGGTAAATCATCTTTTAACTCTGTGTTTGCCTTTCTAGACATATTTAGTACTGATAAGGACGAGTAATTGCATCACCTGCTTGTTGTGCAGCAGTCATACCCATTTGTAACCCAGCCTGTTGCATTGCATTAGCAAGTTGAGCATTAAGTGCAATATTAGTTTTAATTCCAGCAGCAGCCATGTTTCTAGCAAATTCATCTCTTTTAGCTTGTTCAGCATATTTTCTGACTGTTGGTAAGAGAATATTCTGTGCATCTCTTAAAGCTTCAGCATCTTTAACTGTTCTTAAACGACGACCTGCATCTAGACCTAAAGGACTAATAACACTTAGAGGATCACCTATTGGAGATATGCCTCCATACTGACCCATTCCAGGTGGTAATGGAACTCCACCTGCAGCCATGTTTTCTCCTCTAGTTGAACCATAACCTACTAACCCAGCACCTCCTCTTAATGCTCCACCTGCTGGAGGTATCCCTAAATCTCCACCTGCTTTTGCCAACCCAAATACACCTGCTGCTCCTGCTAAAGGAACACCAGCTTGTACTGCTTGTTGAATATTCTTTTTAGTTATCTGCTTAGCTAATTCCTGACCACCTATTGCTGTAGCTCCTTTCTTCAATGCTTGTTGTACCCCCTTCTTACCAGCCATTCTTGTAACTGCTGCCGTTGCAGGACCACCAATTAGTTTTCCTGTTCCCATTCCACCAGTCAATGCTCCAAAGCCTGCTCCTAAAGCTGCCTCACCTACATTCCCTTTTCTTAATCCTGGAAGTGCTCCACCGACTGCACCAATTACTGGTAAATATTTCAATGCACTTGCACCTAGTCCAACTCCTTTTGCTAGTAGTGGTGCTAATAATATTGGAGCCATCTTTTACTTTTCCAAAAATCTTTGTTAGTGATATTCTAAATTAACCAAATATTGAGGTTATCCGAAGAAACCACTTACCGCACCAAATGCACCACCATGTGGTACTCCTGTCATAAGTCCCTTACCTAAACCAACTGCAGCACCTGCGAGTCGCTGTCCAAGAGATTTACCTTGAGCTTGTTGTCCAGGAATAAGCATTTGTTGAGTTTGACTAGGAAGTTGCCCATAAGTCAAACCTTGTGCAACTTCTTTAAATCCTCCAGCTCCAAAATCTCCAAACTGAGCAGCTTTTTGTTTAGACTTAGCAAAATCAATTAATTTATCTGCATCTGATTTTTCACCTTGCACTTTATCAAAATAATCAAGACCACCTGATATAACACTATCTAAAAATCCCTTACTATCTCCTTTTTCAAATTTAGTCTTAGCTTTTTTATCAGGTTTGTAATAATCGGAAACTTTTGCATCTGATTTCTCAAAAGCTTCTGCCTCAGTTTCTTTATAATCTGATGGTAGACTAAAACCCTTAAAAGGATTATTTTTCTTTTCTGAAGTTACAAATCCAGTAGCAGAACCAAATGGTTGCCTATAATCCAAATTTTGGATTGAATTATCTATACCACTTCTAACTAATCCTGGAATCATTACTATAAACCTTTTTTATTATTATAAATTCTATGCACGTAGACCTGTACCGTAGATACTTCTAGCTACGCCTAAGACTTCTCTATTTGTAGCTTCTCCAGATTCTGTGATAAGCTTTTCAGCCTGTGCCATCTGTACTGGACCTGGGACAGATAAAACTGCTTTCTGTCTTATAACTGCCATTTCATTTTCAAGTCTTTGTTGCTCCAATGCCTGTGCATGTATAAAACTATCAAAATCTGAATTTCCTGTCTTTCTACCTCTAAAAGGTTGTGATCCAACATTTTGTTGATCGAACAGTCCTCCTATATACGCTGCTGTTAAAGCAGGTGCTCCTAATTCTGCTGCGGTTCCTGCTAGATTTATTGCTTGTGTTGCTCCAGCTGCTAACCCTGCTTTTCCGATTTCCTCAGCTGTTTTTCCTACTACTTTACCTGTAATTATATTTTTAGCAGCCTGTGTAGCTCCTTGCTCTACTAGTTCTTTACCAGCCCCTCTAACAGCTCTACCAACTGGCTCTCCCATTTTAGAGTAAAGTTTAAAAAAGTTTGTTAGTGCTGTTCCTGACAATCTTGCCATTAGACGTTTACCTCCTGACTTGGGAATTTACCAGCTACGTTTTGATCTTGGATAGCATTAGCACGAGTTGCTGGTTCGGTAGCTATCTGAGATAAATTCTCTGGTCTTACTATTCTATCCTCCTCAATCAAACCTTTATCCTCTGCACTGTTAGATCCCCCTAGAGTTCGTGAATATTTACTTAAAAAATTTGCAGCAAATTCATTATTACCTTCTTCAAAAGCATTACCATATTCGAATTGCAAACCATCTAGTTTCTTTTGCACTTCAGGTGCTTCCCCTGAAAATGTATAAGAACTTTGATAGAAGTCATCATTTAAAGGATTAGTATCAAGAGTACCTCTCCAAGGATCCTGTAATCCTCCTGCAGTATTAGGACCAGTGGTTCTGTTTGCAGGATTTTTACCTTGGAAAGCAACCTTATCAGCTGGGTTTTTAAGTCTTCTGTTTAGGTTTACAATTTTAACCATTAAGAATCAAATAGAGCTTTTTCCAATTGTGCAACTAGTAAGTCATCTACTTTATTACCAGTTTTGGCAGCAGCTTTTTTTAGAAGAGAAACAACGAATTTTTTTAATAATTCATCAAGATCTTCAGGAAGTTTGTCAACCGCTTTGTTTATCACGTTGATTGCGATTGGTAGTAAAAATTTAGTCATGATTTTGTTGTTAATACTTTAAATCTAGCAAAGGTCATTAATCACGCCTACTTGGTAAGTTATAATTTGGATCAATATTTCCAAATCCTCCAAGTTGGGCTTGACCTGTCACGTTTCTATCAGCTTCTTTCAGATAAGAAAATATCTGACCTGCTTGTCTTTTTTTCCTTTTTGACTCACCCAAACCTCTGTCCATCATTGCATCAAAATTTTGCTCTGTTACTGGATAATCTTTTAAATAATCTTCACCTGAAGCATCTACTCCAAAATTAAAGGTAGTCGCAGTAGTTGGAGATTGATCGAGGGGTCTATTAGCAAGAACAAAACCTGTTTGAGCATCTCCATTTGTTGCAGGAATGCTTGTTAAACCTAATGACTTATTACCTCTCTGACCTCTGATGATATCTGACTTTGCACCCTCAACAAAGTTAGCTGTGAAGTTATCAACCTTTTCAGTTGTAGTTTGAGGTCTTTTTCTTTCGGTCTTTTCTTTAACTCTTTTAGCTGCAGCTTCTTGCTCTTCTTGAGGTATCCCTGCTTGTATAGCTTCAAATGCTGCTTGATCTTTACCTGCTAACTCATTTGGACTTCTTGGTGTTGTTTGCTCTAATGAATTTGGTGTTCTTCTTTTCTCTATTTCTGTTGCAATAACTAGCTTTTCTTCAGGAGTTTTTTTAGACAACTCTTTATTTAATACATCACTTACATTTCCTGAACTAATTACTGCCATAGCCATAACTTTCTTAGGATCTACATTTCCTAAATTTGATGTAGCAGATGTATTCATACCCCCAGGAAGTGCAATATCGTCCTCTCCAGGAGGGAGATCAGGGTGTCCAACTAGTGGAGAGCCAAAAGTATCATCAACTAATAACTCTGGGCCAGTAGTATCAGTAGTCTGTCCTGATACTTCCTTAAGAGAAGGATCTACTTTGCCCTTCATCATTCCTACATATTTTCCTAAAAGCTGCTTTTCTCCTTTGTCACCGTATAGTTGAGCTTCTTCTGTTTTAACAACTTCTCCCTTTTTTTTACCTTCTTTAAGAAAAATTTCTCCTCCACCAACCATAGCTGCTAAATTTCTTTCTTGTCTCTCTTCAGGATTTGTTGTTGTCTCGTATTGCTGATATCTGCCTCTAGCAACTGATGGTGTAGGTTTTCGAACATTCTTTCTTTCAATTGCAGCATCAATATTAGGTGTTGGCTTCTTTACAGCTTCTTCCATCGAAGTATTGATATTTAGCTGTGAAGGCTTTGTTGTTGATGCGACTGCGTTCTCTTCCGTTTGTTGTGGAAATTGATCCTCTGAATTAGTTAATGAGTCAGAAATTGTATCTGTTGATGCTGATGCAGCTGCATTATCTGCTGCTTTTTGAATTAAGTTAGATCCCGTTGAAGTTTCTGTTATTTCTTGCCCTAATTCTTGACTTGGAGTACCAAAATCTCTTGAACCTTTCAATCCATAGTACATACCAGCCCCTAACGCCCCTAGTGCTCCTATTTTTAGGATATTTCTACCCAAAGACTGACGATTTTGAGCTTTTGTATAGTTTTTTGTAAATTCGTTCACTGCAGGAGCCATTTTCATCCGCTCTGCTGCAGACATAGGTATAGGTTGTCCAGTTACACGAGAATATAACTCATAATCCAGCGGTGAAACGATCATTATTCCAGAAATTTATAGTCTATTGCTCTAATTTTAAGTTCTATACATTCTCAGCCCCCTACCAAGCCTTTAAAATGTCGACTTTGGGGTAAAAAAATTGTGAGACATCAGGCGAAGCCGTAAATTGTTACAAAGCTGAAACAAAAAAAAGAAATATATAGGGCAAATTGTTACAAAGGGGTCAATTATTACAAAAGGGGGTCGAATCCTGGCAATTGTTACAAATAATTTTAGAAATTAAGCCGAATTATTACAAAAAGCCGTAAAAATTATATAAATTAATCCGAATTATTACAAAATGCCCAAAACCTGGCCGAATTGAATCAAAATTATGACATTTTACACCTTTTTTTGCTCCATAACGCCGAAATTATTACATTTCTTGGCTCCTTCGTCGCCTTAATATTTGTAGGTCTAACTGTGGAAAAATTCTGTGGAATACTTTTTAATTTTTATTTGCTTTAAATTAATAAGTTTGTTTTTACTTCTTTATGTGGTAAAAATGCCCAAAATATGTTAATGTATATTTATAGGGTTTTTAATCCTATTTTCATAAAACAAATTCATTCAATAGGTTAAACAAATGCCAAACAAATTCAATTCAAACGGCCGTATTTTATTCGAGGGAAAATCGAATATAGACGGGAAAAATATAGTAGTAATTATTACGGGATTAGATAACAAAACATCTAATGAAAAAACTGGGGATATGCTACAAACTTGGATTTTATTACAAGATCATAAACCAAACGAGGCACATAAAAACGGTTTAAATAAATCAGTTTGTGGATCATGTCCCCATATGGGATCACGTCAAAATAGTTGCTACGTTAAATGGTTTCAAGCACCTCTACAAGTTTGGAAGTCATACAAAAATAATAGATATGACTACTTTAAAAAGTCAGATTTAGAACTAGTTAGAGGTAGATCTTTAAGACTTGGAAGTGCTGGGGATCCTACAGTAATACCTTTATCAGTTTGGGAACCATTATTAAAAGTATGCAAGAATCATACGGGTTACACACATCAATGGAAATCAAATTTTGCTCAAGAATATAAGGGAATAGTTCAAGCAAGTTGCGATAGTTTTAACGACTATTTACTAGCTAGTGGATTAGGTTTCAAATGTTTTTACGTTAAACATAAAGATACAAAAATCGATAAAAAATTATTTGTTAACTGTGGTGCATCCGTAGAAATGGGTAAAAAGACTGAATGCTCAAAATGTGCATTATGTGATGGGAATTCTAGAGATATCGTAATTAATGCCCATGGATCAACATCTAAATATGTATTAGTAGAGGCTTAAAAAATAGCCTCTATAACCTTTATTAATCCTAGCTTAATGCCTTTATATGTTTACTTCATTTAAGGGCATTCTGATAGGCTTATAAACCTATCTCATGTCCAATTTATTTTAATTATTATGTCTAATGATTTTTATATTATTAGTACTAATGCCACGATTAAAAACGTGTCTAAATATTTAGATTATGATTTTTATGAAACGGAATTAAAGACTAATAATAAATTAAAACCACACATTAAAGACTTAGATATTAATGCTACTTACTACGGTAAAAAGTGCATTAAATGTACAATACCGACTCTATTTATTTCTATAGAGTATAAAGATCTAAATAAAGATATTTATTTAATAGATCATGAGGTGTTTTTATATGAGGAGGATTATCCGACTATGGAAGCATTAAAGAACTACAAAAATAAATTTGATTTTAATTTTAGCTCGCAAGTTGAGAAAGAAGTCTACGAAATTGTAGAGAGTTTTCACTTGGGATATGGGTGTATCTGCCTTAGTTCGGAGGGGTATTAAATGACAGACTACAAAATTACTAAACCTCAAAGAATAAGGATTAATGCCTGCGGAGGTGCATCAAATACCACCGAAGTGCATGACCTCCTTATAAACTTTGCGAAGTCTAAAGGGTATCACGTTACCTTTTTTAAATATAAGCAAAGGGGACAGACTCCTTTATATGACCTCAAATTAGAGTTAAGCGAAGGGATAGAGGACAGACCGAGTTAACAGGGATAGCCCAAAATAATTTCAAAATTTTTCCAAAGTCTGGAGGGAGTCTGGTGCCTTCTGGAGGGGGCTGCCTAAAATTTTTTACTAATATTTTTATCTTAAAAAAAATTAGACATTTACCTCATTATGTGGTAAATTTATTTACAAGGTCACACCGACCTAAACACACACAAACAAATTCTATTCATAGGAGACTACAAACACATGAAAATTTTAATTGGCTGCGAGGAATCGGGTAGGGTCAGAGAAGCCTTTAGGGGGGTAGGGCATGACGCATGGTCATGTGACTTACTTCCATGTACTGAGAACCCTAGCAAGTACCATATACAAGACGATCTATTAAAGGTTATCAAGTCTGAAAAATGGGACATGATAATTGCTTTTCCTCCATGTACACATTTAGCAATTTCGGGTGCTAAATATTTTCCCGAAAAAATTGCAGATGGTAGACAGCAAGCTGCTATAGATTTTGTTGAAGCTATATGGGATGCAGATTGCCCAAGAATAGCTATAGAAAATCCTGTCGGAGTTTTATCTACTAAATCAAAATTAGGTAAAGCAACACAATATATCCAACCTTATTGGTTTGGAGAGAGACAAAGGAAGAAAACAGGATTATGGCTAAAAGGATTACCTAAATTAGTTCCAACAGATATGGTAGATATTTCTAAAGTTCCCGAAAAAGAATTAAATAAATTATATTATTTAGCTCCAAGTCCTACTCGTGCTTTGGAGAGGTCTAAAACATTCAAACAAGTTGCATTACAAATGGCATCACAATGGGGGTCACTCTAATGAATAAAGAATTAGCACAATATATCAACACTCTTTTAGCTGAAAAGCAAAGAGAAGTTTTATCTAAACAAGCTTGCTTAGATAAGATTGATAGAAGTTGTGAAATATACTTTACTGAATATCAAGAAATAGAATGGGAGTTAGGAATAATTTATAGATCTCAAAAGGCTATGGATCTTTACGAGGAGGAAAACTAATGGAAAGAGGATTATTTTATTTACCATGCGGTAATAGAGTTGATGATATGCCACCCACATTTGAGGGATGGTATAACCCTCAACAAAGATGGAATGGATGGTATGCACCCTTATTTAATGAAGAGACATTCGACAAGATTTGTGCATACTACAGCGACCCTAAAACTAATAATCAAGAAGACATAGATAATCTAAAAGAATTTATGGATAAAGAAACTGCTAAGAGTCGTTGGTCAGTATCTATGGAAGGTCAATTGTATGACTTTGGCTCTTGCTATTTATGTTGGGGGAATGAGAACGATGAATAGATCAAAATTATATGAATGGTTATTAGATAATGAATGTCCTTTCGAATGGGATGTTGATGAAAATTCAAGCACTATCAAAACAGTAACACTTATTTTTTCTAAAAAAGAATGGGAGGATGAAGATTAATGGAAGATCTAATTAATGATTCAATCATTGAAAGCATATCTGAAAATTATCAGATATATAAAATGACTTGCGAAACCATCCCTACAAAGTATGTAATTAGGGATGAAGATGGAGAGTTAGTTAGGCATAATAATATGACCTTCTTTCCATCATTAAAAGATGCTGATAAAGCATTAGCTGAAATTGTATACAAACGCTTTGAAGAGGCTGCACAATGACTACATCAACTTGGAAACACATCAACATAGGAGACACTTGTGTTCATTGTGGAAGAAGCACTGCCTATGGTCATTCTGATATGTTATTCGTTGACAGAATCCCTGCCGATGCTGATCTATTAGATAATGATGGCAACCCTATAGGAGTTAAAGAAGGTTATGCCTGTAGGGAATGTACTTATGTAGATGAAGATGATTTTTTCCATGAAGATAACGTAAGTAACTAAAATTTGGAGCGACCTAATCAAGTCCTTAAACTGATTAATGCACACATTACAACAACTACTATTGTTATGACTCAACATGATTTTCTTAGAGAAATCTATAATGATTTCTGTATAAAAAACGATATGCCTAAACACATAAATGGAGGCTATCTATCGGCAGGGGATATTAACTATGCCTCTAATAAATATCAGATAACCAAGCATCAAAAGGATTGGTTACAAGCCTTCCTAGTCCTTTGGGCGAATGTGGAAGAGGGATCTTATATGGAGGCTATCAGATAATGGAATTAAATAAAGAAGAACAAGTGTTTCTTAGATTACTCATGCGTGATGCATGGTTTGACTGTGACATGAGAAACAAAAGTCAATCAGAAAGAAAACTCTTTCTACAAATTCAATCAAAATTATCAAGGGAGCTAATCAATGCCTAAAACTTTAACACCAAAACAAACAAAAATTACTGTTTCAAAACTATCCCACAGGCTCTCCAGAAATGGATGGATTTCTTACAACTGTGAACTAAGAAAAGGCAGAACCACCTTAGCTGCGGTTGATCAAGAGGGAGTTGGAGGAGATGAAAGAGTTGCTTGGAATAATACTGAGCATTATCTTTTAATTCATCATTGGATCTTGGACACTCAAAGAGATTTCTGGAGGGAATATGAAGTTGAAAACATCAACTATATGGTTGAATTAGGTCATAAAACTATGAAAGATTCAATCAAAGAAAAATTAGATTTAATGAAAAAATTTAATTTATGGGAAAAATTAGCTAAGAAAAAACCAAAGTCTTGGAAAGAAGCTAGAACTATTCAACAGCAATTAGATTTTCATGATGACATGGTTGGTGCTTGGACTACTGTTTATGTAGAAAACAAATTAGCGGATAAGTACTATGACTAAAAACGAATTTACTGAATTTAAATCTGATGTTTTAAAAGAATTATCAGACT